ATATTTTCCATTTTCATATCCGAGACGGTATCCGAGATGTATATTACAATAACAATTTTGTTCATTATTTGATTTGATTGTGTTGTATTTATAATTATTTTTTGAATAATTACAAATTATGAAACATATAAATTACAGACAGATAAATTTAAGTGTCAACTTTATTGACTTTGATTTTAGCATCGACCAAATAGATAGAATTCTCAGTCATGATAACAAATTCATCTTTGACTTTGAAGATTTTCTGGATAGGACTAGTATATTCATATTGAGATTTCACCAATAATTTAGTGGTCTCAGTTCCGGTGCCACTCACACCAATACATGCGGTTTTATCTAAACTGCTTGTCCAATAATCCATCATAATGGGTCTATCTTCCGTAATAGCGACTTTAATAGCACTTTGTAGGGTTTCTGCACTGGGCATTCTGTAAGAATCATTGTTAGTAGTAGTAGTAGTTGTAGTAGTTGTAGTTGAAGAACTAGGATTTTGAGAGGTTGACATTCTAGTGTTTGATTTTAATAATTAACGAAAATATTAAAAATCCCTAAAATAAACATAGAGCAAAAATACCTACATTCTTTATAATCGCCTAAAGATATCTAATTCCAAATGCAACAATCAAATCAACAATGGAATCCTATCGAGACATCTCCTAAACTTTATGGACGTGATAAAAACGGCAAAATCAAATTATGGTATTATGAAGTATTTGAGCGGGTTCCAGACAAAATCGCTAAATATATTATTTTTCATGGACAATGGAATGGTCGACTTCAACAAACAGAACGATTCGTTATAGAAGGTAAAAATCTAGGGAAAAAAAATGAAACCACGGCTGTACAACAATGTATTGCTGAAGTGAAAAAAAAATGGATTGACAAAAAAGAGAAAGAGAATTATTGTCTTACTCCTACAGGAAATCAAGATGAAGTAAGAGTCAAAAAATTTTATCCGATGTTAGCACAAACTTTTGTTCCCAAAGAACCCGGTACAAAACATAAAAATGTGATTATGTTTCCCTGTTATATTCAACCAAAATTAGATGGTGTTCGCTGTATTGCTTCTTTTCAACATAATACCGTTTATTTACAGTCACGAACTGGTTCCCATTTCTCTATCGATAATTTCCCCCATATTGTTGAATCTTTAACCACCATTTTTCAAGAACTAGCACAACAACAGCAACAACAACAACCGCAAAGTATTGTATTCGATGGTGAATTATATACCCATGATTTGCCATTTGAAGTCGCTGTCGGATTAATTAAAAAACAAACATTAACGGATGAAGACCGGGAATTATTGAAAAAAATCCATTATCATATTTATGATGTTGTTGATGTTTCAAATACAATTCCTTTTTATGCAAGAAATAAATCACTGAATAAATTTGAAATTGATTCGCCAAATAACAGAGAGAAATATGCGGGATTGCGTCGTGTTGAAACATGTATTGCTCAAACTGAAACCGAATTCCGCGATTATTTCCGACGATGTGTTGAAGCCGGATATGAAGGTGTTATGTTACGCAATATTGAAGGCAAATATACACAGAATTATAGGAGCAAAGATTTACAGAAATATAAGGAGTTTATGGAATCAGAATATAAGATTGTCGGTTATAGTGAAGGAGAAGGAAGAGATCAAGGAACTGTAATTTGGGAATGTGAAATTGAAGAAGGTGGTACAAGATTCGGTGTGCGTCCAAAAGGTTCGATTGAATATAGACGTGAATTATTCGCAAATGTTGAACAATATATTGGACAGAAATTAACTGTTGTATATCAAGAATTAAGTGAATATGGAGTACCTCGATTTCCAGTAGGCAAATGTATACGTCAAGATACTTGAGGCATCTAATCGCTTTTTTATTAGTGACATTTTTTAATAATGTTACTAATGTTGGTGTAAAGTTATAATGTCGGTTATAGAACCACTAATTTTTCTTTAATTACAGGGTCTAAGAGAGGCAATAAAATCCCTAAAACTTGTTTTAAAAAACTAGGAGGATTCTGAAAATGGATTTTATCCACATAATTCAAGAATTGTTTCCCATTTTTTACTCCTTCATCGGACATCATTAATACGAAATCCTTATATCTCTCAACAGCACTAATTGTAAGACCTTTTAAATCTAAAACAGCATTGATATTTGGATATTGAGCTAATAATCTCTCCACAACACCAAAAATATGATAAGTTAAATCATAATAAATAGAAGGAGAGCCTACCATTTTAAAAATCGAATAATTCAAATAAAGTGTGTTTCCATCACTCACTACCATACGCTGAAATGCTAAATTCATATCAATATTTTGCGCTATTTGAGAGGCACAATCGAATTTTTCTTGTTTACGAAATAGCATTTTTTTAGAATTGGATTCGTAATAATTTGCCCTCAATTCTTGGAGATTATTCAAATATTGTTCATTATCTGACAATGACATTTAATAATTCTAATAGAGATTTTTATATATTGTTATACGGTAGGAATAAATTCCCAATCAAGTGATTCACATACTTTTTTCCATATTAAATCTTGTTCTAATTGTTTCTCTCTATCTTTCATGAGAGGTATAAAAGGCAAATACTGTTCTTGGTCTAATAATACACAAAGTTGATATAAAATATACGAACAACTGAAAAAATTCGTGCGATTCATCGGACAATGAATTGCCCATGGTTCTTGAATCTCAATAAATAAAATACATAATGTTTCCTGTAATTCTTCTGACATTGTGGGAGGCTTAATTCCAAAAAGTGAATTAATATATTGCACATGTTCAAAATAACGATTATATCCTAATTGTTTTAATATCTCTCGCATTTTATTATAATTAATTTCTGACATGTCCGTTATTCTTTCTTTCTTTATTCGATTATAAATATCTTCAATCACTGACTGTGGAATTATCGTGGTCTCTTTCGCTTGAAATTGTGATAAGATTTCTTTAAAATGATTTGACCTGTCATATGGATTATAACTCGGCTCATTTGGCGGGTCTTTATACGTTGGTCTATCCGAATCAACTATATGCGCTACAAATGCTCCACAACTACGATTATTACATATTAATATTCCCTCTTCATCTTGAGAGATTAAATCACCTTTCCTACATACTTTACACATATCAGACACGACCATATAATCTTGAATTCCACCTATCAGATTTTTATTCACATTACGCCAATATTTTTGATATAATTGTTTCGATTGATTATAACGTTGTTGATTTGGATTATAACGATTATCTACATCTTTACTCTGTATTTTAAAAAATGAATTCAATATTTTATTTTGTTCTTGACTTGAACTACTTGGTTGATTCGCTATTTTTTTCTTATCCTCAAAATATCCAAACACATATCTAGAATTTTCTAATAAATAATCGGTTTTTTTTCTTCGAATCTCTTGAATCTTTTTTTTTATCTCTCTGATTTTATCTTTACATTCCATTATCTCATCTATTTGGTCATGACTGTATTTTTTTAAACGTTCCTTATATTCTTCTTTTTGTTTTTCGAGCAATGGTATCTGTTCGATTTCATCGCGATTCATCTCTTGAATTATTTGATTATGTTTTTCATCGATGGTTTCATGATTCACCACCATTCTTTTTTTTTTAATATGAGATGGCATCTCTCTAAAAAATGTTTTACTTACTATTATAAAACATTTTTTTCTATATTTTGATTTACCATTTTCCCCTATTTTATACGATTTCTATCGGCAAATATTCGGGACTATCCAAAAATACGCATTGAATTCCTGGAATTCCATTACGTATTCTATCCGTTAACCAGTCTCTCATCACCTCCCATGTAGAAAATTCGGTTTTTATATTATCCAAAATCACACAATAATAATCCACCTCCTGTAAAACATCGCATTTATTCATTATACAAACTGTACAACTATTATATTTTAATGCGTCTAATAAATTATTCAAATTTAAATAATTACATTGACGTTTGCGTCCAGTTGTCGCTCCAAATTCGTTACCTATCTGTCCAATAAGTTCTAATGTTCGGTCACTTTCCGGTTGGAACCTCATTGTTCCCACATATGTATCATAGGCTTTTGTCACACCATAAATATGTCGGATTGAACTGACTGGAATACCCGTATTCACTGCTCCCGCAATTCCACATGTCGATGATGTACAATATGGATAATTTGCTGTCCAATTAATATCTAATTCAAATCCTTGAGCTCCTTCAAACAGAATCAAACGAGCATCGGTTGTTCTCCAAAAATCACGCATATTCACAATCGTTGCACCTAATGCGAGAATTTCTTCACTCTTATCGGCAACACGAATTCCGGTTCGCAACATCTTTTTGGAATACGTCGGACCAATGCCCGATCCTGTTGTTCCAATCTTATTATTCGCACGGTCATACGCAATTGCCTCTTCGGTAATAATATGACAAGCATTACTAATAAAAAGTCGACCCTTTATCTGAAATCCGAGAGATTCTATATCAGCGATTTCACTTTTTAATCTTTCAATATCCACAAGACAATCACTAGAAATAAGACAATATACACCGTCGCGTAGAATTCCAACAGGTAATTGATGGGTAATGGCAATACGTCCATCACCCAAATATACTGTATGTCCGGCATTCCCAGAACCATTAAAACGAACACAAAGTTGATATTGATTCTGTTTCAAGAGAGAATATACGATTTTACCCTTTCCTTCGTCACCGAATGATGTTCCGACAACAATATCTGAAACAAATGACATTTATCTTATTGATACATGGATTGTTTCTATTTATTTTTACTATCTACCTCCCGTTTTTTTAATTGTGAGAGCAGGTCCTTTATTGCGTTTCGAGGCATTCGGGTCGAATTCAGGTTCATCTTGGTCTTTCATATTTTTCGAAATTTCCCAGAATTCCTTACTTCCTAAACGGAAACTTGGACGATTTTCTGCTTTATACCAAAATATCATATCTGTTATACGATTCGATTTCGCATTATTATTAATTACCAGACATTCATAATCTTCTGTTGTCTGATCCATCACAGTTACAAAACTCTCTAAATTTGGAAACATACTCGCATAATTCTCCCAGATTTTCTTTCGATTTGCTAAATAAGGCTCTCTTAAAATAAATACATAATCAATATTCGTACGCAAATTGGGAGGAATACCGAGAGGATACTGCATTGTAATGATTAGCATTACTTTCCAATGACGTCCATTCATGAAAAGAAGACGCATCATCTTATCTTTTGCCCAAGAATTATCATATAAACAATCGTCTAAAATCACAAATGTACGGGGGTCAATTGTTGTTTTCTTATACTGTTCTATTTGGTCATTACGTTGTTTTAATATAACGCGTTGACGTTTCAATATATTTTCTATAATTACAGTGCTATATTCTTCATGAATAAACAATTTCGGTACAACTTGACCATAAAAACCGTTTCCTGCTTCTGTACCGGATATCACAGTACCTATTGGAATATCTTGATGATGATATAGCAAGTCTTTGACTAAGAATGATTTTCCAGTATCACGACGACCAATAAAAACAATCACTGGACCTTTATTTTCATTAGGATCAAAAGTAATCGCTCTCATATCAAATTTTTTAAGTTCTAAAGTCATTATGTTATATAATAAAAGAATTATTTTGTTTTTGTTTTTTTGGTCGCGGTAAACTGTTAAACATACTAAATAATATATTACCTGTCCAATATGTCAAAAATATGAGTACGATAAATAAAAACCATTGAACTGTACTATCCGTATCTACCGCATTACGAATCGTTTCCGAAAATGTTTCTGGTTCATATATGTCATTATCATGATGTGCGTTTACTTGTTCATATTCAGTGTCATATAAAGGCTCGAAAAACTCCATATACATAAAAAAGATATTAGTTTTTATATTTCGAATACTCTTCCATCATTTCTTTATAACCACTAAAAAATCGGTCATTCGTATTCGTATTCGTATTGGCATCGGTACTGGCATTCGTATTGGTATCGGTACTAGCATTCGTATCGGTATTCTGTGTCGATTTTTGTTTTGAAATCATATAAAATAATCCTCGAACAATTGAAATTGGATTGATTGATTCAAAATAATCTTCTAATGGGTCACGCATTGTTCCATTGAATTTATATCCAAAAAAAGCATTTAATCCTGTATATAAAATTAACAATAATGACATAATTATATTACCGGCTAATAATATAAATTTCAATGTTACACTTTCAACATCTGTTATCGTATAAAACATTTTGAATACAGCAAATAAACCAATAAATCCTGGAAATGCTTTATAGAGAGAATAAAATATTTTGGAATATTGACTAAAACGTATACTTTCAAATATCGTATGATCCATTTGTTCTTTTAATGGTTTATCCACTTCTGGACAAGGTCTATTCAAAAAGAAATAATAAAACATAATTGCAATCATTGTCGGATATGCGAAATTCAATGTCCATTTATAAGTAAACAATATCAATAAAATAATACCGATTAAATATAAAATGCCGAAAACTATTAATTTTCCAAATGTTTCGAAATAACCAAATATCGATGATGGCACGAAAACACTTAGTATAGACATTCCAAACAATAAACTACACAATGTAGCAAACCCACTTTTCGGAAGAGAACCCATATCAGGGTCTATCAGATGACTCAAAATATCAATCGGATGTTTATTTACAATTCTGTCAATCCAAAAATTAATACTCGATAAAATCATATCAAATACGCGAATCATCTCCTTATAAAGCGAATTTTTCAAGAAATTATAATACACGATTACGAGAGCAAAATAAAACCAGAAATTTCCAAGAGACGCAGATGCGATTTTGGGCAATCCTATAAATCCAGATTCAAACGTTTTCGTAATAAATTCGAAAAAATAAGTGAAATTATTAACAATACCCATAAATGTTGATTTCGTGTTTGGATTATGAAGGAAACTGTCTAAAAAACACGCATATTGATTTTTATTGGTCGTAAAAAAAGAGGATATATATGATACAAATGATGAAATCGGATCACTTTCTTTCCATAATAAAAACACATTCGGAATAAACGCAATTGTTAAGAATAATGGCAATAAAGTCATGATGGCGTCTCTCAAAATTTTATAATCTGATTTCATTTCTTCTGTTAGTTCAGCATCCGTAAATGGATTCTCACTAGGTTCCGACAGAAATCGAGTAAGTACTTTAAATATATCGGTCTTTTCTATCGTTGCTTTATCTCTCACCAAACTATCAAAAATATAAAAAGAGAGCATAAATGCGAAAAATTTCAACATTGCGTTTTTTAAAAACATCATACATGCGACAGAAGCAATTAAGAAAATAATCATCCATGTTTTAGGGGTTGTCATTATGTCTTTTAGTTCTTTATCCAATTCAGTATCTTTATCTTCCTCTTTGGTATTGTCTGAAGGCTGGTTTCCAGAAGCGTCTATGCCGGTATTCATCATACTTTTTATACCGGTATTCATCATACTTTTAAAATCATTATTCTCAAAACCTTCTTTCATATCTGTCGGTTTCTTGCGACGTCTTTGTCGTAATATTTTTTTTTTATGTAAAGCATTACTATCAACCCAAAATTCAGGCAATTCAGTATTTTCCATATATTACTAATATAAACTTATATTAACAATATATACATAATTATTATGGCAGGTGGATTTTTAAATATTGTCGCTGAAGGAACCAATAATGTGATTTTAACCGGAAATCCAAGCAAAACTTTTTTCAAAGTTGTATACTCGAAATACACGAATTTCGGAATGCAAAAATTTCGTATTGACTATGATGGACAAAGGGATTTGCGTCTATCTGAACCATCTGTATTCACATTTAAAATACCTAAATATGCCGACCTTCTTATGGATACATATTTAGTGCTATCACTTCCAAACATATGGAGTCCAATTTATCAACCATCAACACTCACAAATAATAAATGGGTACCCTATGATTTTCGATGGATTCGTGACATCGGCACACATATTATTAAAGAAATTGAAATTAAATGTGGCAGTTTTTCTCTACAAAAATGTTCGGGAGAATATCTTGCTTCTGTAGCAAAACGTGATTATGATGTCAATAAAAAACAAAAATTCGATAAAATGACTGGAAATGTTAGTGAATTATATGACCCGGCGAATTCATATGGTCGAGCGAATGTATATCCATCGGCTTATTATACTACCAATACAAATGGTGCCGAACCTTCGATTCGTGGTCGCAATTTAGTAATTCCTATCGGACAATGGTTTACATTCGATAGTGCGCTTGCCTTTCCTCTTGTTTCCTTACAATATCAAGAATTAACTATATCAGTCACTTTAAGACCAATACGGGAATTATATCAAATTCGTGATATCGCAGACGCCGCGAATTCTTATCCATATATTGCGCCGGATTATACCAAAGATGAACAACAACTCTATCGATTTTTACAAACACCTCCCGCTATTGATATCGGTTCAGGGTCATATGGAAATCAAACCAATGGATGGAATGCGGATATACATCTTCTAGCGAATTATTGTTTTTTAACGAAAGAAGAGGCGAAAACATTTGCTGCTGAAGACCAGATTTATTTAATAAAAGATATATTTGAATATCGATTCGAAAATGTAGCGGGGGCAAGACGCATAAAAATAGAATCCACTGGAATGGTATCTAATTGGATGTGGAATTTTCAAAGAAACGATGTGAATATGCGTAATGAATGGAGTAATTATACGAATTGGCCTTATCGAACATTGCCATCCGATATTTTAATCGCACCGAGAGAGGATGAAAATAATATCGTGTCCGGATTAGGTCCGGGATTAAATCCTGGAAACGTACAAACTGGTTTATTTATTACCGGGGATTTTAATACAGATAATCAATATTCAATTATGCAATATTTGGGTATCGTATTAAATGGTGAATATCGAGAGAATGTTTTTCCTACAGATATGTATCAATATATTGAACCTTATAGTCGCACTAAAGGTACTGCTACTGATGGTCTCTATTGCTATAATTTTTGTTTTAATAGTTGTTTAACAGATTATCAACCTAGTGGGGCTCTCAACATGAGCAAATTTAAAACGATTGAATTGGAATTTGGTACTTTTGTACCACCAATTGATATTCAAAAAACAACATATACTGTGGATTGTGATGAAACCGGAAATATTATTGTTGTTACAAATAGTAATGCGTCGAGATTATATGATTATAATTATAATTTAACATTGTTTGAGGAGAGATATAATGTATTATCTTTTATTGGCGGAAATTGTGGATTATTATACGCGCGATAGACGGAACTGAGTTCACCCATGTTCGTGGGTTAAGGCATTTGTTTTTTTGATGTTTTTTATTTCTCTCAAGAGAGATAAAAAAGTTACAGGAAATTCTTCTCTCTAAGTATGTCACATATTCTTTCCTTATTTTCTATAAGTCTTTCTATTCCAATTATAGCACGTCATCCTAGTTTCCAACAGGAATGGTTTACCAAATTTTGGGATATCGGGGGGTGTTGGACAGAATCTATACAGTCTACAACCGATACGGCATGTATTGATTGTTTAGAAATCTCTCAACAACGAAATTATCCTCATGTTTTTATTTTTGAAAACAACATTGATATCCAATATTTATTCTCTCCGGAGATTCTCGAAAAAATAAGTGATACAATTGAAAAACATCCAAATTGGAAACTTCTTTACTTTCATGATTTTTCTTTTTTCATTGTGAGAGAAATCTCTTATTCCGAAGCTATCCAATACTTTAATGACTTTAGACAATCGATTCCACCGACTTCGTTGTTGAATCTTAAAACACCCAGTCAAATTCCAACAGAATGGTATTCTGTTTGTGAATTAAAAACCGTTCAAAATCCAGTGATTCCTCTCATTGAACAATCTACTATAAAACATAATTTTTCATTTGCGAAACCCTCTCCGACAATCAATCAAAATACATCATTAAATTCTTCTATCGCGAGAGCATTATCGATCGGACCTAGACGGATTGAAAAACAGAAATCTCTCGGATTTATTAATACAAAACAAAAATAAAAGAATCTATGATATGCCAATAAATCTCTCTGATGTCATTAGGAACAATGTGGTCCATCTTATTTAGTATATTCTTTTCTGTGAGTGCTTATTCATTTTCTACACTATATGGCTCGGCTAACGACACTGAGTGTCCAACTGTTCAATATCCATTTGCGATTTTACCCAAAGAATTCAAAGTCGCGCAATATAATGTCGAGTGGTTTTTCTTAAAACAATACGAATCCTGTCCTGGTTCTGGTTGCAGTTGGGAAACGGTCGAAGATTCTGAAATCCATTTGGGATATTTGGCAGATATTGTACGAGAGATAAATCCAGATATATTAAATTTATGTGAAGTTGAAGGTTGTTATGAATTGGGACAATTGGCTTCTCTCGTGGATTCCGATTTTCAACCTTATTTGCTTTTTGGGACAGACACTGCAACCGGTCAAAATGTTGGCATGCTTACAAAATACACACCTTCTTCTAATTTGAAACGAGTTACCAATAAATGGACATATCCATTACCGGGTTCTGCTTGTGGATATAATAAAACAGGTACTTCAGGGGTGTCGAAACATTATTATACTTGGTTTGAATTGCCGGAAAATCAAGGAAAAATGTATATGATTAGTGCGCATCTGTTAGCCATTCCAACAGATCCACAAAGATGTGCAGAGAGAGAGGCACAAGCTCAAGTTTTACAAGAATTAATTGTTAATATAACAGCAACTGAACCTGATGCTCATATTCTGATTCTTGGCGATTTTAACGATTATGATGGTGTTGTGGGAGATGTGAATGATAATCAACCGATCTCTCGCGTGTTGGAAATATTAAAAGGTAATTCTGGTGAATATTCTGGTATGTATCAATTGTTTCCTGTAAGTGCCGAAGTACCAGTTGAAGAACGTTTTACAAATTGGTGGGACCCGGATAGTAATTGTATAGCAACTATGAATGAAATGTCAATGATTGACCATATTTTGGTGGACGCATGGCTGAGAGACCGAATCTCTCGTGTTGAAATCCCTCATTTATACCCGGAATATTGCGGAACTTATGATTCCGACCATTACCCTGTTGTTGTTAACTTTCGGTTGTAATGCGCAATAATTGTTTGGTAATAAGTAAAAATAAGTAAAAATAAGTAAAAATAAGTAAAAATAAGTAAAAATAAGTAAAAATAAGTAAAAATAAGTAAAAATAAGTAAAAATAAGTAAAAATAAGTAAAAAATATAATATAATATTATACTATATTTTTTATAGATTTAATCTTTTGATTTCATCGTCATTTTCATCAATGTTCATCAATCGTAAATGGTCGTAAAATATAT